CGACCGGATTCGACGTAAAAGTCGTAAACACATTGTAGTTCTTCAGGTGTATAGTCCGGATGTCGAGTTTTCGCTGATGCGAGTGTTTTCATTCGTAGGCGAACGAAAGTTAACGTCTTTTCTGCTTGTCTCTTCTTAACTATCAAATACGGTAACACGCGACTTAGGAACTGCTCAATTTCCTTAAGATTAGTCAAACTCCACTCCCAAACTTCTGTCCGTAATTTGTAAATCTTTCCGAAACCAAAGAACAACTGAATTTGACGAAGGACGTCTTCAGATTTTTGCGAAATTAGCACGTTCGGTTGAATACTTCCACTTACTCTGAACATTATGCATCCTTCACCGTCGAAAAATCCTGCGATATAAGAAATGTCCATGGATTGTTTATTTTTGACCAGATATATTAAAGTTGCGCTTTAAACCTTTTCGGCAGGTGCTTTATACTTGAATATCGGTACAGGTAAAATAGTCGCAGCGGTATAATGTTGCGTGGCAAATCGTTTTGCCATTTCGAAATCGTCGAGAACGATGACTAAACTTCCCTCGACAAGTACTTGATAGACGAACTTCTCGAATTTAAGTTCCATTAGACCACCTCCGACAGCAGTTCTTTTACAATCGCGTAAACCAGTTAGACAAACTGCTCATCCGTCATATGGTCTTTCAATGCCGCAAACAATGCGGATAACTTCCTGCTAACTTTATCATTGCTCATATTGCTCACCTCCTACCATTCATCTTCTTCTTCATCTTCTATCCACTCTTCTTCTTCCTCCATGGAAATCACCTCCCGACATCCATTATCAGAAAGTACTGACGAAGACGAAATCCGCATGTCGTGCAAATGTAATCTTCAAAGTAAGCTCGATAAACGTTCCACCCTGACCCGCGTTTTTCGACCCCGGAATTACAGCGTACCATTTCTTTCTCCGGATGCTTCGGACATTGAGGCATATAATCATCTCTCGAACAAGTCGTGTGCCTTATTCCCTTTCTTCTCAACCCACTCGAACTGTATTTTGTACTTATAGCTTGCTACGTAACTGACCACTTCATCGTAAAGTACTTTCAGTCTCGGCTCGAAGATTCTCGCCTTTCCGAGAATTTGGCTTATAACTGTCGCATTATCATTATAAAGTATCACCGCTTCTCCGAATTGTTTATGTACCGACAGATACTTTAATGCCTCAATAATCGAACGATATTCAGCTTCAAAATTCGTACTGAACGGTATCGTAATAGTTTCACTAGCTACGACTTTACCTGCCATTTCAATTTGGAAAGCTACTTTAGTCGGTCTTCCATCCGTGTAAACTAACGTTGTCCCACCTCCACGAGGTAAATCGGATAGATTTTCTGTCTATGCAAAACGCCCCACGTTTTTCGTATCCTCCAATGTCCGTTTAGACACTGTACAGCTACGTAGTCTGCAGTTTCGTAAAGAACCCTCGCCGGACCTTTACACTCCGGACAGTTCATTCCATCACCCTTTTGAACGGCTCGAGTTTCCAAGCTATCTGTCGGTATTCTTCGCACTCCGTAACGTCGGCTACGAAACGCTCAATCGTCACGCCCTTCTCTTTGACAAGCTTCAGTAATAACGGCCGGCTGGATTTAACACTGCAGTGCCACGTAATGACATGCTGTTCGGCATATTTTCCAAATCGTCGTTCACTGTAGTCTCTGAAGAAACAGTCGGTACATTTCATCACTCCTCATCTTCCTCCGGTATGATGTCGGGGCACACGATACGACCAAGTGTAACATTATCTTGAAGAAAGTCATAGACCTTTTCGGGCAATTTATTATACTTAAATTCCGGAACTTTTCCGTTTCTCCAGTTGTCGACTACGCAATGATAAAGGTCGACGGCTTTCCATGTCGGATGCTTAGGTAGTAGCTCACCAAGCTGGCAGTGTGTGCATCCTACAAGAACGAGCAATTTGCCCTTCTCAGCTACAAACATCGTGTAGTTGTAACATTTCGGGCACTGCAATCCGGAATGCGATTTGATTCTTCGGAGCTTCAGCTGTCTTGCCGTATCTTTTAATTTTTTGCCGAGAAGTAACGCACTACTGCGTCTTCTGCCCATGTTGTACACCTTCCAGAACTTTACTGAGTACAATCAGCAACGGACACAGTCGTGCTTGCACTGGCTTTTTGTCTGGTCCTGGGACCTGTGTGAAAATCGGATGCTTATTGCATTCCTTCACAATCGGGCAGTGTTTGCATTTCATTAAATCTCCTCCTTACACCGCCAGCAATGGCTACGGTACTTGCTGTTCATAGCACCACAACGGATACACTGAACTTCGTCAGCTGTAACTTTACGCATACGCCTTTGTAACCATGACATTCTCTAACCTTCTTCGGAGTTCTTCGAATGTCGGCGCACTGACGTTGAGACCGCACGAACAGACAAAGAAGACGTAGCATTTTCGCCATCGTATCTTTCCTTTGTTATGACAATTCGGGCAGGTTGCCAACTTGCTATGTCGTTTACCCAAAGACATCACCTGTCGCAGGGCACCTAACGTCCTCTCGGAATTGACAGAACGTAAAGCGTTCGCATCTCCCGAACTTTCGTGTACCGTGGTTCGGTAATATCGGGCATTTTGTAGGTTCAAACGACTTGTGACACTTCCAGCATCTCGTTGCGGTTTTCAGATTCCTTGCTCCGCACCCACAGATTATAAGCTGTGGCATAACGAACTTCTTTTCCTCATACGGCTGTAGCTTACTGAACTTTTCGAGCTTTAACGGTGTCATTGCTTGCACCTCGCGAACTGTGGGAAGAATTTCAGAACCGCACACTTGTCTTTGATTTCCTTAATTTCGGCTTCGAAACCTTTCGAGCATTCGGCAGATGCTATGCAGCACTCACAGAGCTGTGCACATACTTCGGAAATGCCTTCCATGGTGCTCACTTCTCTACTGCTGGTCCGTAGTAAAAGCGCTTTCCGTCCCATAGTCTTTTCAGTTTACCTGCTTCGACGAGCTTATCTAAGGCATTCTTCGTTCTGAACTGGGTTACTTTCTTTTCGCACTCTAAAACCTAGGCTTCTAGAGTTTTTCGACGAAAGTCTCCCAGACTTCTTTCACCGTATAGGCTTGTTGTGAGTCACTGACTGCTTTTTGAACAGCATCCCAATCGATTTTTTTGCCTCCTGCACGTCCCTCTACTTCTTCGAGCTTTTCAAATTCGGATAGAGATTTCGGCATGTGAAAACATCCCTCCTTCGTCTGTATATGGGTGCTGAACATGCCTCCAGACACCCAATCTATCAGAGAAAGGTTGGGTTCAACATGATATCGGAGACAACGTATTTAAACCTTTTGGTTACAGTTATAGATAGGGACTTTTCGTACATGTTCCGGGACGACCTCTTCCTTGTAACCGACGAGTTTGCACGTATCGTACCTATTGATTCGGAAGTCAGGACCGATTAGGTCAATGTCATCCGTCCAGTCGTACGCTCGCTTTTCAAGTTTACCGACGTCAAAGATACCTGGATGTTTCAGTAGCTTTTCTCTCGTGATGTTAAAGAAGTTGACGTCGCCAAGGATTTTACCATCGCTCCCGATAGTGAAGCTCGCCTCGCATTCTAAGGTCTTACAGATTTCGATAACTTTTTCCAGTTCCGTATTCTCACCTCCTACTTTGATTCAAAGGCTCCACATTCGTTTTTCTGCCAGTCTTTAACGTAGACTCTCGCCAAAGTGCAGTAGCACATTTTTGTTGTTCTTGTTTCTGTGGTGTAGTCATAAAACCTTGCGTATTTACAGTTTTTGCAGGTCAACCTTCCGTCGAACCTCATTTCTTTTCCCTCCGCGTGTAAATCCAAACAAAGGCTATGTTTCCACACCGGATGATTTGGCAGTCCTCTTCGTAGTCAACTTCATAAGGAATGTCGTTGTCTGTAAGAAATGCTAATATCTGTAAGTACGCTCTCCTTGAATGCACGGACTGTATTGTGCGAATCATAGACGTCCCTCATACAAGAATCTGCACGTATAACCGTCTTGTACTTCACCTTGCACTTCACGCCTACGCCTCTGCCATTCTAGGTATTTGCGTCTTGCTTCGCGGACCTGATGTAATGTCGGTTCGTGTTTTTTGCATTTGCTTCCAACCTTAACTTCTACCGCTCCGGAACGCAGTAAGTCTTCAATTGTCCGAGGCATTAATCCCACCACAACATTATTAGTTTGTCGCTTGTAGTAACTTCGTCAACTTCTTCAATCAAGTGATTCAACGGGTCTTCTTGCAGTTGCTTTATGTGTTGGACTATCTTCTGCGTTGTTTCAATTATTAACACGTCGAATATCAAGTCGCCATTCGTTAGGTTTCTCGTACCTTCCAATCCAAATCGCTTAACTGGTATATGTTGCTTCCAAGAGTTAACCTCATCTAAAACATCTTGCGCATTGTCGAAACGATTTCCTCCGAAACGGTCATCCTCTTCTTTTTCTATACGGTCTAACTGTTTTCTATCTTCTTCTGTATCTTCAAACCATCTACGGATTCTTTCATACATTCCTTTCAGTTGTTCGTCATTCTTGTATGGGTCACCTAAGTTTTCTTCCTGCATTACTCAATCACCTCACATGAACGAATGCACGAGAGCATCCATATCGATGCCTTTTAAACTCACATTGTTGAGTTCCTTTGCCAGTAGCGCTATGTACAAATCAAATTGCTTTTCATCCTTGTTTTTGTATGCTTTCTGTACCCTCGTAATGTAGCGTTTTACCTTTACAGGGTCGAAGCACATTATTCAATCACCTCAACAGTGACTCGCACATTGCCAGGTTCCCTGCAAGTTGAAATTAGTGCCGTTAGAATCATCTCTATCTCGTTCGGTAAGTTTTGGTCATTCCAAAACTCTGAACTGAATAAGTCGCTCAACAACTCCTCAATTCGTTCTTTGTGCCTTTGGTTAGTGATGTCAACTGTGGTCTTCATTCAATCACCTCTACTGTCACCTTCACTTTTCTCGGTTGTTCGGGGAAGCTGGTTTTCTGAACATACAAGGTACCGATTGCCAGCGGCTCAGTACCTGTTTCTTCAAATCTATACGTTCGTCTTGTCTCTTTGAGAAAAACGAACGTTCTTTCAATCTTTTCCATTGCTTTCATCTCCTGCAAACGTAAGTTGTCTGCAAGTATAGTATCGGAAACAACCTTTATAAATCTTGTGGAAGCGGTGCTACGAGAAGAACGGTCGGCCACATGTTGGACACTTTGGATTACGGTTATGCATTGTGCATTTATCACAAGACTCCATACAATGCGGTACGGTTTTATATTCTCCGTCTTCTGCGATGACGTAGAACTCAAAGTATACTTTCTTGTTGATTGTGTTACACCAAAATTCTTCGACTCGGTAACGTTTTACGGCATTTGACATTGTGCTGCCACCTCATACTGATTGAGCTGTTTCAAGGATGCAATTTTCTCGGCAGCATGTTGAATGCAGTAGTGCCTAGGCGGCTCACCTGGTATGTCGATACGAATCATGCCTACTTGTTTATGGCAGACGTAACATAAGGTATAGCCAGTTTCTTTTGTATAATCAACTTGCTGTGCAAGTATCTGTTTGCGTTCCTGCTGTTTTTCTTGGTATGCTTTCGGCAGTGCTATGACACGTTTACAGCACGGGCATGTTTTAGGATTTGGTATCCTTGGCTCCCATTCATAACCACAATGTGGACATTTCATTGCGTTCACCTCTGTAGTTTGTGTTTTTGACCTTATATTTAAAGATTGTTTATGATGATGATGAGGACAATCATAGTAAGTAAGTCGTCATAAAATCGGGGGTGTATAGGTTTTGATTTTAAGGCTTTACTCGCATGTGTAATGATTAGGTTTTCTGATATCTAGCTACTTGAGTCGTAAGATTTGCGATTGGCTACTAGCTACGGTTAAGCGCTACGGCTACACGCCCAGGTGCCGGCGTAACATTGAGGGAGCACTACCGGCGGCCATAACGTTGGGCCCACGCTTGCACGTCGCACCTGAAGCTTGTGCCCCTAGTGCAAGGCTCTCTAGGCGATTATAGTTCATGTTTCCAATGGTCTATCCACACATCTACAACATCATCCACTAAGTCGACTATCAAGTCTTCCATTGTCTTGTATTGTGGAACTTCTTTGTTGGTCTTGCGCTTGTCATCAAGTAGGTTGGCTAGCTCTAGTAGTCGACTCTCTAAGTCCTCACTTAGTTGAATTCTTCTTTCCATGCTCATTCACCTCCTACTTGTTCTCGTTGTATGACTAAGAAAGGGGAGTTATAAGTGAACTTAGTCGTTCACTTACTTTTCAATTATTGGTCCATAGTAGAACTTGCCATTGTCGTAGAGCCTTTCAAGTTTCTTTGTAGTGCAAGCTCCATTTAGTAATTTCATTGTCCTAAATCGTCCTACTTTCTTTTGTACAAGTTGTGTGTGCACTTCACTTACACTCCAATATTGTCCACTCTCGACTATCTTTTGTACGACACTTTTGAAGTCAATCTTCTTTCCACCAACCTTCTTGACGTTTCGTTTTGCATTTGCAAGTTCCTTTAAAGTTTTTGGCATTTTTGTTTTCACCTCCCTTTTTATGGTCAAAAAATACAATACCCATACTCCTTTATAAATGTTGTGGTGTTTCCAAAACCTTTATATACTTGCTCATTTACCATCACACAACAAGACTTGAGTCTTAAGTTTTGTGATACTATCGCATAACTCATGACGCAATTCGCGAAAAACAAGACACAAGACACGCGACACACGCGAAGTATCTTTCTTCCCCAACCCTTCTCACCCTAACCGATGCTGAACGCTTGCTTTCTAACGAAATTACCGTAACGTCGGAATTCGCACTAACGTTAAATATATGGTCAAAAATTAAAATAACGAACAAACGACTCCACGAAAGGGCTTTTTAATGAACACAACAGCACGCGAGCCAACGTACCCAACATCCTGCTATGACTGTATCTACAGCAATACGGGTTGTCCCGCCAGTTGTTTTCTCAAGGTGTTGAAGAATGTCAAGCGAATGTAAAGTATGCTCGCACCCTCGGGCGTTTGAAATCATGACGAAAGTCTTTCAGGGAAAAATGACTTACGTTGAGGCGGCAAAGGAACTCGGGTTACCACAATCTACTGTCTGGCATTGTTTCACTACTCACTGGGAAGTCGTGTCAACTGAGGAAGGCGTAGCGTTACGACTAAAGCAAGCCCACGAAATGGACGATTTTGTAAGTATCCTGAAAGAGCACATCATGCTTTTCATTAATCGACTGAATGAGGCGAAAAGACTACCCGTTTCCTCTTACAACGAACGGGCGGTTACACAACTCTCATCGGAACTCCGGGCAATTATGCGTGACATACTTGAGTTCCAAGGGAAGATTAAAACCGGCGTCCTCGTACAGCTAAACATTATGCAACTCCAAATGACAAAGCTCACCTCCTTTCTCCTCTCGGAACTGTGCGAGGACGACCGGCAGAAACTAATAAAAGCCCTTCCGCAGATTATAAAGGAGGCAGCTGATGAATCAGCGCAATAAGATACTCCTAACGGTAATCCTGGCTGTCTTACTAGCCGCTAGCGTGTACGCTTTGCTAGCCTCCCGCCAAATTATACATATCGGAAAAATCGAAGCGGTTGGCGTAGGCGTCTATTGGGACAGCGCCTGTACTCAGAATTGCACAGCGATAGACTGGGGACTTATCGCTCCAGGTAGTTCTGCGGCTAGAACAATTTTCGTCCGAAACGAAGGAAATGTGCCTGGCACGCTTTCACTAACCGCACAAGACTGGAACCCGCCGAGTGCCGCGAACTTTCTTTCCCTCTCATGGAACTTCTCAGGTACGATACAACCGCAACAGGTCGTACCTATCGAACTTACACTAACAGTGAGTGCTGACGTCTCTGAAATTACGGATTTTTCCTTTACTAGCATTATTCAGGTGGTAGCATGAATCAACTTGAACGCTTACAGTACATTATACGAGCGAAATCCGACCCAACATTCTTCCTGCACTCACGGTACTTTCTAAAGGACGTCAACCCTTACCCGCTGCAAGAAGAGCTCTTTGTTCAATTCGTGAAAGGAAAATTTAAAGAATTCATCGGCATCGGCGGAATGGGTGGTGGCAAAACATTCTTCGGCTCGCTGTTTGCCTGCTATGACCTTTTTGACTTATTGATACGAGAAAATCCGGCAAGAGATTATGGTCTCGCTTCACATTCACCGATTTTTGTCTTATTAGTCGCAAAATCAGATGAACAGGCCTCCGACACGATTTTTAACGAAGTCAAGGTAAAGATTGAAAACAGTCCGTTCTTTCAGGAATACTTCCCGCGCATCAGAGAGTATAACATTACGTTTCGTGGTCATCCAGATATTGAAGTCGTTGCAGGTGGTGCAGCATCAGCAGCGTCTCTCGCAGGCCGAAACGTCAAGTGCATCGTGTTTGATGAAATCTGCAAGTACGATGAAACACTTTCGCAACGCGGTGCTTGGCAAGTTTACACGGTCCTGAGGAAGTCAACGAACAGATTCGGTTTCGACGGTCATGTTATTTCGATTTCAAGTCCATGGCATGTCAACGACATCATCATGACGCTTTCAAGAAAGCAAGACCCTCATACGTTAGTTAGACAATTTACAACGTGGGAAATGAATCCGAACAAAAAGCTAGAATCTCCGGAGATGCAGGCTGAACTTGCAAAAGACCCGATTACGTTCTGGAGAGACTATGGCTGTGAACCTCATTCGTCACTAGAGTCCTACTACCCAGACCTGAACGTCATCAAAATCTCTGAACGGCCGAATCTTTTAGAAAACGGTACATTGCAGGAAAACTTAATTGACTGGAAGCAAACGTACTTTCTGGCACTTGACCCTTCAATAAAGAATGATGCGTTTGGTGTTGCCCTACTGCATAAAGAGGCTGAAAAAGTCATCGCCGACGGTCTTTGGCGTTTCACACCGAAAGGAAATGAAAGGGTAATTAACCCTGTCGAGATGCGCCAATTTCTCGTATACCTGTGCCAGAAACTGCCGATTCGGTACTTAGTAACCGACGTTTGGTTCTATCACGAAGCTCTTGAAGAAATTGGCCGAATGGGTGTTCAGGTCATTTTCAAGCCTAACAGAAAGGAAGAGCATGATGAGGTCCGTCATGCTTTCTTCGACAAACATCTGGAACTCTGTAATTATCCAGAAGTTCGTGAGGAATTCGGTTCTCTGCTCATCCTCGATAGCCGACGCATCGGTGTCGTGAAAGGCGGCAAAATTGACACTGTCGACGCTCTTACGAGAGGTTACTGGGCAATTCAACAACACTTGTCGTCGGCTTTCGTTCCAAACGTCGTCGAGGTGATTTGAAATGAGATGGAAAATCGGTTTTAAAAGCAAGAAACTTGAAGTATCACCAAGTGCGACGTCGGCCTTAGCAACTTTATCATCAGCACTTGAACCCTTCCGGGATTCTCAAAACAAATATCAGGTTTACCAGTCATTCTTACGGTCAGACCCAGAGTTAAATAACGCAATCACTCGCCTAGCTTTACTCACAGCATATGCATACAAAGGACCGTACGTAAAAGCCGGAACGAAACTGACGGAATCCGAAAAGCTTCTGCAAGACCAAGCGATTGAAGCTGCCGATGAACTTGACTTTCGAAGTCGGTTTTTCTCTCTGGCAAAACATCTGTTAAGAGACGGTGATGCTGTTTATGTCGTTGCCTTTGAAGACGACGTAGGTGTCCAGCAAATACAACCGTTACCGCTTACGAAAACAACAATTGTAGAATCGGAAGACCAACTGGAAAAAGCTGATGCAAAAGTTCAAAAACGTGGGTTGTGGATTCTTAATGAACTTGAACCTGACAAGCGGCAGATTTTCCCGCAGAACGAAAACCAAAAGGTCTTTCACTTCTCCGTAGACGATGAAGCCGAAGAGGTTTATGACATCCTTAACCGCTGGACATTTGGTGTTTGGTCAGACTCTCCGCTGGAGTGCTTGAAGACAACATTACTGTGGAAGCAAGCGCTGCGCATCGCAGATATCCTTTGGCGCTACCGAAACGTCCCGAGAGAAGTTCACGAACTTGACACTTCGATGTTCGTTCCAGAAAAGTTTGCAGGTGCCACCTGGGAGGAACAAGTTACAAACGCAACGAAAGCCGCAGAAGACTACTTAAAGGATTATGCGAAAAAGATTTCGGGAAAGAAAGTTGACCAGGGGTACGTTGTAGGCAGTAATGTGAAACAAATCTATTACGTTGAGCCTAAGCAGGTGTCGTATGCCTCTCCTAACGACCTTATTGACCAGATTAACACGTCCATTCGGGAAGGTATTGGAGCATACACAATCGGGAAAGGAACATACGCGACCGAACTTGTCATTTCGTCGTATGTTATTTTGATGCCGGACCATCTTGCTTACAAGATTGAAAGGCAGTTACTCGAGCTTTTACGGTTTCACTTAGCGAAGAAGTACAAAACACCCGCCGACGAACTTGCCAAACTAGACTTACGGTTATCACTCGTGCTTGACATTCTGAAAGGCGAACTTGTCAGACAAATGGCAATTCTTGCCGCAACAGGAACACTCACAATCGATGAACTCCGAGAGTACGTCGGCAAAGACCAGCTTACGGATGAGCAGATTGCAAGACTCATTCAAATTAAAGGAAAAGGCCGTACCGGACAGTTCGCTCAAACGTTACTTGATGTCCTTGCCCTTACGGAAAGGCAAACGGCTCCGGAAGAGCCTGTAACACCTCAGTCTGCAAGAGAAAGGGCAAAAACGTAACCTCCCTGAAGAGTCTTTGAAAATTAAGACGAAACGCTTCGGCGTCGGAGGAATAAAATATGGCGACATATACTCAAGTTGCAACATATCAACAAGACATTTCGACAGCGACAAACACAAACGTACTGGCGATACAGTTTTCACAAGCAATCACTGGCGGAAGATTGACAGCATGGGACAACACCTCGCATAACTCGACGACCAAAGAGATTCTTGCAGGCACGACTGAGATGGGTACGAACAGCTGGCTTCGTGCTGGAGTGACAGCTACGAACGTTGCACCGTCAGCCGGAGCAGGTACTATGCCATCAGGTTGGACATCACAAACGAAATCGACTACGACGTTTCAGTTGAAAGGCGACACATACTACGTTTCCTTCGGTGCAGTTAGTGCAGGCAACCAAGTAAGATTTGTCGTAACATGCTACGTACCGTATGACTCTGGAAGTGGAACTACTGGACATGACCCAGTTTACACTTGCCGCTACACATATACAGGCACAGCACCAACCGTAACGTGGTATTGGAATACTGGCTCAGAAACAACACCCACATGGACGGAACAGACATCATCATACGCTTGCTACCCAACAGGTCCGGACACGACATCAACAACGTTAGACCCTGTTACAGCACCAGCTACAGGAACCAAGTTTCCTGAAAAATGGTGGTTCCAGACAGCATAATCTTCCGAACCGAGGGATACAAATGATAGTCGTTCACTTTAAGGATGGCTCTACGTACAGGATGACAGACAACCTTTGGAGAAACGTTCCGAACAAACAGAACATTACTGCTGTGGATATCGTAAGGGAGGCTGATGGAAAAGTGTTTACATTAGAAAAGCCACCAAACACAAGAGTGCAGTTCTTCTCTCAACGTATAGGATATGCACACATGATGCCTAGCAAAAGACTTATAACTACCTTACCTGTCGTTGAAGAACAGGTCGGAATGATATTCGATGAGAACCATGTCGAGCTTCTTGAAGTGGGAGAAAACGTAAAGCACTACACGGCATCATTCAAAAGCATGGGATTCAATCAACTAAGTTTAGAATTGTTAGGAATAACTAAGTAGGTGGTCGTATGGGATGGCTTACTGGTTGGAGTTACCGTAAAAGTCATGTTGTCAATTATGCGGCTGGTGCTGGAACAAACTATCAAGTCAAAATTGTCGTTCATTATGGTTCGGGAACAGATAGCGGTAGTGACGTTTACCTTAACAGTCACTGCAGAACAGATTTCGGCGATGTAAGATTCACCGATAATGATGGGACAACGCTTTTGGATTTTTGGATAGAAAGCAAAACTGATGGTAACAATGCTGTTTTCTGGGTTGAAGTTGCAGATGACTTAAGCACGGCCAATGCCACAATTTACATCTACTACGGCAAAAGTGATGCAATAACTACCTCTCAAGGCGACAACGTTTTCGACAGGTTTGATGATTTCAACTTCGACCCAATAGCTACTGACGGAAGGTTCTATGGGTACAGCACTCAATATAATACTCCACTTTCAACTGGCTTTCAATGGATTAATCCGCAAGCTTTTAGACGAGTTTCTGGCAGTATAGATAGAACTTATGTAGCTTATTCCAGAAAGTCTGGAACTGCTTTCCATGTAATGGTTACATATTTTGACCATAACACTAAAACATGGGCTACTGCAGTTCAAGTGGCAACATTATATGATGGAGATGGACATAGAAATGCAGCAATTATTGTCGACAGTAACGGCTATATCATTATTGCTTATGGTGGTAGTGAAAGTAATCTATACTGCAAAAAATCCACTAATCCAGACGATATTTCAACATGGGACGCAACAGTGACGGTTCAAAATGCTGGAACAGACGTTGCTGGTTCAGTGAATGGAGCAGCTTATCCTTCTCTTCTTTTCTATGGTT